CTAATTTCTTCCTGCTCAATAGCCTCTGCAACCAGCCAGCCGCCATATTTCTTCAGGCGAATATTAGGCAGAAGATCAAAGAAATCTTCAGTTTTGGTTTCCAGAAGGAAGCTGTACTTGCTCATGATCTAGCACGTTTAACAATGCATTAAAGACCTTCACCCTTTCGCTACCAGAGCGAAATTCTTTAGGCACTTCAATCAGCATTGAATGATGTTCGTTCGATATTCTAATGGTCTCCTCCCTGCAGGAAATAAGACATAAGATGCCCACTTCTAAAGCCGTGCCATCCAATAGGCAGTTAATGGCATGCACGGCTTTATCCGCGCTCCATAAATAATCAATTTGCATCAGCCCAACGCTGCTTTAATTCTGCGCTTCAATGCTAAACGCACGCTGCTGTTTGCAAACTTCTGTGGGTAGTAAAGCTCATCAGTCCATTTGCGAGGTTCTAGATTCGTTCCCTCGCCTTCATGCACGTATCTTGCATAGGCGTTTCCAGAATCATTTCTTGCATCCCAATTCCAAGAAGCAGTGATGTCGGTAGGTCCCTGCGTAATTTTAAAACTATCCTTACCGCTTTGATACAATTCGCCTAAATCATAAATGTTGCGAGGTTCAGGGCCGACAGGTTCTCCGCTTTTTCTTCGCGTGTAGCCAGGATATTTCCATTTATCATCTTTAAATTGATCCTCAAAATATCCATCATCCAAATCTTCGCTAGCCCAAAGCTTAAACGCTTGCTCTAGCTTGCGAACAATATTTTCTGGGTTGATAAATTGTCCTCCAACAATAACGCCGCTCATGCCTGATAAAGATGACGAAGGATTAAATCGGGAATAACAAAACGGCAACGCTCATATGCAATATCATCACCAGGAAAATACCGAGGCGTAGAATCTGGAAAACGCCGTACCATCCTGTCCATAGCCAAAGCCAGCGTATTATCGTTTGTTGTATATTGCACCAAAATCACTTCCCATAGTTGACTCACTTTCACCGTCCCTCCCAATGGAGAAGAAGGCGTTAATTCTGGAAACTGGCGCATCGTCACTTCCAGTCCCTTCACTTTCCATTCCTTCGGCACACTCTGCTGTCCCACCACATACACAGCAGGCAAAGTGGAACCATTAGGCAACGTATAAGTGCCAATCAAATTGGGAGAAGATGAAAGAAGCTCAGTAATAGCTTCCCTCAATTGCGTAATATTCATAAAAAAGCCTCCCTATAGGGAGGCTAGCAAGAAAATCAATGGAACAGTGATCAGCTATTAGGAGCAGTCGGGATGATGCTGCCGTTTTCTTCAGCATTCTGGTGAATGCCAATACGACCACGGCTTTGCAGATCAAAAGTACATTCCACGAGATTATCAGCAGGATAGCTCTCGTTGTAGTTCATCACGCAAGCCACATAAGCCACGCGATCATAGTAATAGGTGGAGCCGCTCACGCCCAGTTGCTTGTTAATCTCCACGTACACTTCGTGGTTTTTGTCGTAGCGCGAAGCACTAATGGCTTGGAACGCTTCGTCAAAGCTATTGGGGATGAAGGTGGTGCCATCCACGTCCTTCTGGAAATAAGAAGTGACGGAGGCAGTTGCAGCAGAGGTGGTAATCACACTATCAGCGAAGCCACCGCCGCCCAGCAGATAGAATTCTTGGTTGCCATCGTTAAAGGCAACAGAGGCAGTAGTAGTAGCTTGCAAGGTGTAAAGCGTCGGAGCACCGCTCACCGTAAAGGTGGCGCCGCTCTGGGTGATCACAGGACGGGTGGTGCCTGCGATAGAGCCAACGCGCACAATCACGTCTTGGCTCTTTACCAGTTCAGTGGGATGGTAGAGCATGAGAGGAAATCCTCAGCAATGAAAGGGAAAGTGATTAAGCGTTGTCAACGCTTCCTTTGCCAATTAGTCTAAAAATTCCCCTAATTGGCGTGCCGAGGAACTGCCAATAATGAATAGCAATTTCCTCGTTAGGTAAAAGTTCAAACCGTCCTTCCCTTCCATTGATTGTTGCCTGAGCAGAATCACCAGGAACAATGCCAGAAAGCGTTAGAGGGCGTGTTAAACGCCCTTCCATATAAACTGCAGTTTGATCAGCCCCAAGGAGATGATCATACTGTGGCGCACGCTTTTGTCTTAACGATGCATAATAAGTAATGCCCGTCGTTGTGGCCGTATAATTGCCAGTTTCGCTGTCAAGCACATACCCTGAAGCCACATACCATACCAACGTGGCATTGGCTAATGGCTCCAGAAGATTGCTCATACAACAAAACCAACTGCAGTCGATGGAAGAGAATTTAACAACCGTTTAAACTCTTGACCATATTGTGAGGCGTCAAGCCCCCCACCATACACCTTCCCATCTGTGGCACCAATTTGAATGCCCATTTGTGCAAGTTGTATGGCAATAATATGAGCAGCTAAAAATTTCACTGCTCGATCAGTTTGATCCCCAAACACGTCCGAAGAGGCGTCATAAGACGCCTCCGTGATGGCACCATTCACAATGCCCGATGGATGGGGCGTGAATTCAGGAAACCGTTCCAGAAAAGTTGCGTAGGTGACAGCCATAATCAAGCTTTTCCAATACGAATGGCTTCCATACGTTTGGCAATAGCATTTCTCACGCGAATGCGCCCTTCAATCTTTTTCCAATCAGCCAAACGATCTGCATCATGGATGAGTTCAATGGCACGAATGGCTTGAGTGAGGGGAAGTTCACTAAGGCTTTGCACGTTTTCAGGCAGGTCTTCAACCATCACCTGTTCCCGCATTTCCTCAATGGCACCAATGGCAAGAAGTTTCTTGACAGTAGTGTTTTCCTTCGCCTCTTTCCATCGTTCATCAGGAATGTCCTGATTCAGCCCTGGAGTAAGTTGAATAAGCCCACTTTTCGTGATAACGCCAAAGCCAGCATCACGAGGGGGATTTTCAAGTTCAGGGCGGTAAGCAATTAACATTGTTCTAAATAAACAATCGTCAATAGCTTAACGCCCCTCTTCTTGATTAACTATCCTCAGGCGTTGGCCTGAACGTAAATAACGCTCTTGGGATAGTACAGAGCCACGCCACCAACGCGAGCATGGGCGGGAACGATAAATTCCAGACCGCGCTGTTGAGGGGGGAACAGCTCAAGGGGTTGAGGAATGTGCAGTTGCACTTTCTCAGGATCGCGCTTGTAAACCACCATACGGTTGGTATTCAGCACGCTATTGTCAGCATCCAGCTCGTTAATCGGCTCAACGTTGCGGATGTAGGGGTTGGTACGCAGGAAGTACTCAAGCACGGTCACGTCCGAAGAATCGGAATTGCGAGTGGTGCTCACTTTGTTGTAATCTTCCCAAGCCATCAGAATGGTGTCGGGCTGCTCCTTCATCTTGGAAGCGTTGATAATGGCAGTCACGCCATAGTTCAGCAGTTCCAGCATTTCCTGAGCAGTGGCAGTGGGGAACCACTTATCAGCGGCCACCACATCCACGGTGGAATTGTTGAAGAAACCAGAAAGGCCCACGGTGCTCTCACCGAAGAAGGCAAGGCTTTCCACCTTTTCTTCATAAGCACGACGCACAGCAGCAGCACGACGCTGCTCCAGGGCGATGTTGGCCATTTGAGCAGCACGCAGTTCTTGCACGGTGTAGCCGAAGCTACCGCCGAAGGAACGAATGTTGATGCTCTTCTCGGTTTGGCTGATGTCGGCGCGGGGCAGATCATCAGCAGCATCCGCAATCAGACGGAACTCACCAGTGGAGTCCATGATGCGGAAGGTGAAGGTCTGGGCGCCAGGACCAGCCTCAGAAGTTACGGGCAGAACAGTCGGATATTTAATATCCGCATACTGCACTTCAAACACTTGCGGGCGAATGAACTCAAGCTGACGCTCAAGAAACAGACCCGCTTCATCCATACGGAATTCAGACATTGTTAGGGCCTCCTATCAAGAATCAGCAGAGAGGGTGAAGCTCGGACCATTCAGCTCCAGCACGGCCAGGCCGCTGCTAGTAGTAGAAGTGAGGAAACGAGCGCCAGCCAGCCGCACGGTTTTGCCCGAAGCGAAGGCATGGGAGAATTGACCAGCTTTACCAGTGCCGCTAGCTGAATACAGCACACGCACGGGGGAAGCAGGGGTGACAGCGCCAGTCACGTAGACGGCCACAGCACCTTCGTTCACCACGTTGAGAGCTTGCTTGTCCTTCACGCCAGGACGGCTGTTGGAATCAAGGGCGGTCTCGTCAACATAGGTGAGAGCATTCAGACCCAGAACGGTGTCGGAAGCGCCAGAAATAGTGGTAGCAGAATTGGCAACAGTGCCAGCGGTGTTATAAACCACCAGATTACCGAAAGCCAGCACAGCGCCGGTTTCGTTAAGGCCAGTGGAGATGGTGTTGTCGCGAATGTCGGACAGTTGGCCTTCAAGCAGGGCGGCGTGGGCGAGAGCATAGCTCTGTTGCACACCACCAGCCGTAGCAGTGCCCGAGGCAGAGAAAGAAACGGCCATAATTACTTAGCCTCCTTGGAGATGGAGAGGGGCTTCTTCCAGGCGTTCTGCAGATTGTCCATATAGGACGAAGGAGCAGACATGGGGGAAGCAATGGAAGCTACGGCTTTACGCAGCTCATCAGTGGTGGCAGAGTCCTTGCGGGACGCCTCCAGAGTGTCAAACATGGCCTGCACGTAGTCATCAGACCTTTCGGACAGGTCAATGCTGTCGCCGCGAACGGCTTGGATGGCATCAACCATCACTTCACGAGCTTCTTTGCCGCTGAAATCATAAGCAGCATCGAGAACAGGCTTGGCTTTTTCGATGAGGGAAAGACGCTCTTCCACCATGGAATCAAGATTGATTTCCTTGGCAGTAGCCAGATCGGCTTTCAGTTCCTCAACGTGCTCGGCCAGGGCATCGGCGCGGCCTTCGGCAGCGTCGCACTTGCCTTGCATTTTCTTTTCCATGGCGTCCATTTCGGCTTTCATGGAATCGGCAGCGGCCTGCAGCTCGTCGTATTTTTTCTTCATGTCCTCATAGGACATTTTGGCGTCTTCGCGTTCTTTCGTGATCGCAAGAGCAACGCTCTCCGTCACTTCAAACTCGGCGCCATCAAAAACGACTTTTGCAGTCATTAGACGGTCTCCGTTATTAGAGAGTAAGGATGGATCAGCAGCATCTTGACGATCAAGATGAAGCTTCACTTGCGGGCCTGCGCGGCCCCGACGAACAACGGCAATGTGATTACCGATGATTTCCTTTTGGACACCATCGTAATGTTCGCCGTTTTCTGTAACGCCAGGCGTGGGATCATAATTCACCCGATAGCCCGCGCTCACTTCACGAGCATCACCGCGCATAATACGTTCAATGGCTTCTTTGTCCGTAATTGTCATTACGGCCTTAACAAAACCATCGTCGTAAACCACTTCAGTGCCGCTAAATCCTACTTGGTAGTCTTTAGTATTTTCAGCATCAAGAAGAACTGGGGGATGTTCAGAAGTGATAGCTTTGCCCGCAAATGAGGCCAAGCTTTCTGGAGACGCCACTTCAACAGCGGGACGATATTCACGACGGACTGAGCCATCAGCGTCTGTGTAGAGCTGAATGCCAGTGCGAGCAATCGAAGCCCACGCCCGAAGGTAGCCTTCTGGCGTCATTTCGTATTTCTCAATTGGCGAGAAATCGTACCGATAAGAGATGGTGCTCATAGATATACTTTACCAAACAATTCTTATTACAATTAAAAAGCTTATGCAATTTAGACTAGCGGCATGATGTTTCTTGCAAGGGGCAATGCGGACGTGCTTAAAATGCCGCACCATCAGGCGCGGCTTCTTATTGCCCAACGAGTAAAAGATGCTCGCCTCAATAGTGGCCTATCACAAAAAGACGTGGCCGAAGTCCTTCACGTCAGCCAAAGCTCTTACTCTCGCATGGAACGCGCCGAATTGGCTCCAGATTGCGTGCAAATACGCACCCTTAGTGGTCTCTATGGAATTAGCGTATTGTGGCTTATGGGCTATCCATCTTTCATCGCCCATACAAAGAATTAATCCTCTTCGTCTTCCTCGCCACGAATCTCGCGAAGCTGCTGCTCCACACCTTCCATTACATAAGCTTTTGCAATTGCTTCAGCCTCAAAAACTAAAAATTTTGTAGGCTCAAAATGATCATCGGGCTTTTCATAGACGCTCACCACATAAATATGCGTCTCATCGAGCCGTCCGTTTTTGAAGCATTGTTTTTCAACAAGCTCCCAGCGAGAAGTATTGCGATGTTCATTGGCGGAAAGAAGCGCCAATGATTTCATGAGACCAATGCCTTCGTCTTCTTCTTCAATCACGCGCACATACTCGCTCATTGGTCTTTTTGACGACTCTCTACCATCTTAATAATGCGCCGAGCCCAAGACCTACCAGCATCCCCGCCCCAAAGCATCCACGCGATATAGCCAGCATCACTTTCTCCTCCGCTCTTATTCTTTTCATGACGAGAGAAAAACGCAGACATGCGCTTGATAGTTTCAAAGCTAATCTTGCTTCCGCCAGCTAAATCACCAGCCCGCGCCACGCCACTACCAATGCCTTGCTTGCCAGCTTCTTGAGTGGTAAGGCCGCCCCTGCCATATTTCTTCCGCAGCTCAAGGCCACGTCTTGCAGCGGCCCTCACTGCAGCAGGAGGGGCGAAGCTCTCAGCATCACCCCTTAACGCTTTTTTCCATCCATCTCCTCTTCATCATCAGGCCCTTCCATTTCATTTTCTTCCTCTTTTCCAATGAGAGTCATGAAATAGTTGTCCCAATATTCATCGCTTTTGCCTTGACGACTCATGCCAGCTTCCGAAAGCGCAATGGCAATCGCTTGCTTGCGATTCTTGACGGGTTTTTTATCGCTGCCCTTCAGCGTGCCAGCTTTAAATTCACGCATTACTTTGGCCACCTTGGCCTGCTTTTCTTTTTTAGTCATGGCAATAATGCTTTCTTAAAGCATAATCAATTAATAAATCCTATCGGAGCCGTGGCAATTTTTACATTGGGCAACACTCTATCCCGATGTAAAACTAAGCCAGTAATAATGCGCTCAGCAATAAAAGCAATGGCTCGCCTGTCATATCCTTCAATGGAAAGAAAATGATCTTTATGTTTTTCCCAAATGGGAATAAGAGCATGAAAAAGAACAGTCATAAATTCTTTATATTCCCGCTTCGGACCACGCGCCATGTTGCAGCCAATGAATAAATTTTGCGCCCACACTGCATCAATCTCTTCCCTGCTAAACACCCACTGACCACCATCGGCTAGTTCGCGAGTGATGGCAGGAGCATCAAAGTCACGATGTCCGCCATAGAACTGTTGTTCTAACGAACAAGCAAAAACGGCAGGTTCTGGCACGTACAACGTGTCATCAGCGTACCATTCATTGTTAGGTTCAATCCAGTTGCGACGGTACTGAGCATTGCCAATATTTTTCTTTTCTGCATTAAGCATCATCCACTGCACACAACTCAGCTCCCCCCATCGTTCGTTCAATGCAGACATATAACCACCTTCATCATCAAACACATAGCCTTCTTTGCGAAGCGCATCGCGCTTCTCATTGTCAATAGCCCATGCCCCACCAAGAATTGGGACAATTGTGCTTTTGGCTTCGTAACGTACCTTCTCGTCGCTGATGCAAACGGCGTAAATGGTGCAATCAGACGGTTGCATAAACATCCCTCGCGGCCCACAGCTCATTGTAATTATTAACGCTCTTGGCCCCCACGCCAGTCAAGTCGCCACCGCCAGAAGGCTTGCTCCA